TGACGCATGGAGAACTGAGCATCATCAGCAAGATGGCCAAAGCCCAGAAGCGCCTACCAAAGCGCCTCTATATCTGCAAGTGGGTGCGCGAGCTGGACTATGGCTCTTATCGTCGCTATCTGCGGCCAGTCTATGACATTGGAGATCATGCAGACGCAAAAAAGCCGCGCAGAGAGCCAAACAGCGTAGCGGGCTTGCGGTCGTATTATCTCAAGCGTGACATGGGCCGAACAAATAGTGTTTTCAACCTTGGCCTGCAAGCCAAGTCAGCCGAACAATCGCAAAGGAAAAAAGCAGCATGAAAACGAATTTTCAACGTACAGCCGAATGGCTCACCGCTTGCGGTCGTCCTTCTGAACCGTCAAGCGTGACAAAAACGTCAGTGCAGATAGGATGCCAGATTGAGGAGATTGTTGAGTTCTTTTCATGCCTGCGGCTTGAGAAAGAAGGCTATGCAAAGATGCTGGATCGCGTCCAAGAAGATCTGACTTGGCTTGGGATGAAGCTCAAACGCGGTGAAGTGATTGCCTACATCCCGCATCATCTGCGCGTTGATGCGCTTGATGCGCTTTGCGATATCGAGGTGACTGGAAATGGCATCGCTCACATGAGCGGGTTTGACAAAGACATGGCCGACTTGCGCGTGCTGGACAGCAACGATGCAAAGCTAGTCGATGGCAAGCCGGTATTGCTTGAAGGTGGCAAGATCACAAAGCCGCCAGGATGGAAAGCTCCAGACCTGACCGATTGCGTCTAAGTGTTTATCCTATGCTTGTTTTTGTGTTCTTTTGTGTGTAATAATCTCATCACCAACACCAACCGGAGTAACCGAATGATGAAGCATGTATGGAATTTTCTTTGGCACTTGTGTGAATGCGCCATTGTCTTAGCGCTGTTTGCAAGCATTGGCATCATGCTGGCATGGAGGGGATGAAATGAAACCATCCCATTTTCAAACGCCGCGAACGCTCGGAGAGTGTCAATTCGTAGAGGGTTATTGGAGCCCTGTAACGTTTGACCAAGAAGAGCGGCAATTCTCTGCGTACATCTTTGGCCTGATTGTCGCAACATCTTTTACGGTCATTGTTTTGATGGTGGCAGCATGAGAAAGCGCAACAAAATTCCACCGGAGTGTGATGTCTCCATTCTGCTGACGATTGGAGTAATCGCCATGATTGCGCTTGGGATCGCGTTTTTGTTCGGTACGCTGATCATCATGGTGATCGGATGAGCGGGTCGCTGTGGCTCACGCATTCAGCACCGAAAAAAGAGACTCAGGTGCCATCGAGGCATCCGGGTTTTTTGAAGTCATGCAGCAAATGCGCACATGAACGGCCAGAGAAAAACGGCGTTGAGTTGAAGCCTGGCAGGTGGATTTGCTCAGCGTGCTGGATCAACAAACGGCAAAGCAAAAGCCCATAAACGAGGAGATGGACATGGAGAAAATATGCACATACTGCGGCATGGCAGGCCACAGAGCCAGTCAATGTCCACACCTCAGAGCCGCCGAGGCTTGTACGGAATTGGGCTTTGAAAACGAAAACGGCGATCTAGTGTCGCCGTTCGTTTGGTTTGTTCTGACTGTTGCAATAGCCAGTTGTGTCATTTTGATTCTATGAGCGCTTGGACAACAGAGCCGTTTTATCGGCGCTTCCTGCGCTAGATCCGAAATAGTAGCTGATGATGCTGGCCCAGGCGCCGCCAAGAGCGCCCAGCATCACTAGAAGCGCATCACCGCCAGTTTCTGGCTTGCCTTCAATGAGCAAGTAGCCCAGCACGCCGAAAAACCCAGAAGTGACAAAAAGTGCTAAGGCGCGAGGCGTGAAAGTGTCGCCAGTCTTTGCCTCACGCTCACGCGCCGCGGCACGATCCGCCTGGTGGATCTTCTCCACATCAATATCAAGCTCTCGCATCCGAGTTGTGAATGCGAGTTCTGCTTCTTTCAGCTTTGCAAGCACTTCGGGGCCGCCATTTCCGATTGCCTGTGCAATCTCTGTTTCTGTGCCATCCGGCTTGCCTAGCAGCTTTTCAGAAACCATTGTGGCAACAGATCCGCCCAGTGGCCCACCCCAGGCTGTGCCGATAACAGGTGCAGCTGCGCGAACAATGCGCTTCCAAGTGCTTTCCTCGCTCATGGGTACTTTCTCCGGTCAAGCTCGAAGTGCGGGCCATCCTTGAACGATACCCAATCACCGCCCCAAACAATCGGCACGCCCAATTCTTTTGCTGCCAGTTTAAAGGCTTTTGCAAGCTCTTGGAATGGTGGCCAATCCCAACGCACTTCGCCGGCAATGATCGGCGCGATGTCAATTGCATGGCCAGTGATGTGCCGGCTGTGCATTGTCTTACTGGCGCCTGCGGCCATCAATTGCGCCTGGCGTTCTTTGGTGCGCAATCCTTCTGTGACTGTAAAGTCAATCTGAGACAGCTCAAGCGCTTTTGTGGCAACTTTGACTAGATCGGGATGTACGCCTGTTAGGTTCTTTTTTGAGCGCTCACCGAATGCAAAGTTTCCCATATCATGCCTTTTTTGCGTGTTCTGGCGGCTTGACAGACCACGTATGGAATGAGATAACAAGCCAGCACGTTGATGCTAGAACTGCTCCGAAACTGCCAGGCGTTACGCTTAGGTGTAGGGCATCATGCAAGGCCCAGACGCAAGCAAACGCCAAGCCGATATGCATAAATATGACGACAGCGCTATTTTCTCTCCAGTGAAGCATGTTCAGCCTGCAAATCAGGCCAATCAACGCACCGATGGCAAAGATGCCGAGCAAGAATGACAGGACGATCATGCTAACCTCTTTGCCACTATTTTCGGCAACTCATTAACGATGACTGAGAGGGCCGGATGGAAAAGAATTCCAAGCCCGGCGGCTATTCCCTGTGCGGTCTCGCTTGAGCCTGCAAACCAAATGTTGGCAGCAATCGCGCCGCCTTTTGCCGATAGCATGGCAGCGCTTGCAAATAATGCAATGGCGCGGATTCTTCCGGTTTCTGGCGCCCATGTTACACCGACAATGCATCCAAGGGCAGACCAAATAAGCAGTCCCCATGAAATACCTAACGAAAGAAGCATGGCTCCTGCAACTCCTGATGCGAGAGCAAGAATCCCTGATGTGGTAGCAGTTGGTTCAGCCATTTTCGTCACTTGTCCAAAGACCTAGCACCAAGAGAGCTGCCAACCCGCTAACAAGCAGCATCGGAATCCCCCACCGTTCTGAGCATTGTTGTTCCCACGATTCTAAAACCCATGGCGCATAGAGCCATGCAATCGAGCATAACGCCGTAGTCGATGACATGACTACGATTGCAATGCAAGCTGCGCCAATGAATCTGTGACGCGCACAAATTGTAACAAGTAAACACAAAGCCGCCAAGAGCGGCCATTGTGTGATGGCTCGGATATCGCCCTGAATGTCTTCAGGAAACCATTTCCATATGAATTCATGCACGCAAGCCAAAACGAACAAGACTTGCGCAATGTGTACGCTTAACGCGGAGGTCTTGGTCTTGGGCCGAACTTTGGTTTGATCTTTTCCCACAGTTTTGCAATCCAAGTTTTGAACATTGCGAACATTCTATAGACTCCAATCAAAGAAATAAATAATTGAACAGGCCGCTAGAAAAAAATAACGTTTATGGAAAGTTTGTCGGTACTTCATGGTTAAATTAAATAAGAACCAGATATGTAAAACAGTTTTCCTGACAAATTGGAGTTTGTTCTTGGCGTAAGAGCGCCAACCAGATATGGCACCATTGTTATTGCCCCAGCATCTGCAATAAACGTAACTGCGGCCCCACTATTGTCAGCAGACGCAAGTGGTGTCAAAGCCGAAGCCGAATAAGGCAATCCAGTAAGTTTTGCATTAGATCCATTTGCAGTAACTGGGTACGAAAACGAAACAACAAATGTAATTAGATTACCATTGCGCGTGTATGTTCCTGATCCACCAGTGATTGGCAAGCCAGCCCCAGATCCATCAGTAAGCGTAAACGTTCCAGTTTCTTGCGTTAGATACCCTGGAGGTGTTAAACCTGTAAATGAATTCCCAATCTGTGAATAAATTTTGGCAGAGTTATTGGTGATTGTCTTACCAGTTAAATCACCTGTATTTTCGTCAAAATAAACTTTGGTCAACGAATTGTTGATTTTAACAATATTTATAATGCTTGCCGCAGGTACGAAATTGTTTCTCTTTACTTCTGTTGGTGTGCTGTCGATAACATATGTGCCAGCGTTAATCTCTATCTCGCTGGCGGCAATAGTGTTGGCCTCGAACCAATTATCGTTAACTTTTGCATTGAACACACCGTTAAGTCTTACAGGCAATGCGGTGTTAGCTTCAAAATTGTTTGATAGGATTTCCAGGTTTGTTCCAGAATCAAAGCGGATAGACTCATTTCCCTTTGCGTTGTAAAAACGATTGCCACTGATCACATTTGCGTTTGTAAGATTTGTTGATGAACCAAAAGATACAATATGTCTGTGCGCAGCACCAACGGTTCCATAATATCCAAACGTACTATCCAAAATCTTTGCAAAAATGAGATTTCCGTAAATACATTCTGTTAGTTGACTGTAAAAATGACAGTCCCTGACTGTTAAGTTTTGAGTGTAGTTTGCACCAACGCCTGTCTGTCTAAATGCTGTACAACTGGAACCATCAAATGCCAACTTCTCAACTATTACAAAGTCAATGTTTACGTACTGGAACAGGTTGCCAGAATGAGTGCCTACAATTCTTGACCCTACGTGTCC